TAGTTGAAGTGTGAGTATCAGCATTGGTTGTAATGCCTTCTGTGCCATAACCTAATGCTTCACTAATTAAATTTAGATTAACATTAGTGGTTGTGCCCCATGTTCCACTGGCATCACCAGTAGCCATTTCATTAAGTCTTAAATCATTGTCGTATGAACTTGCCATTTTTTATATCTCCGTGCTTTCTTGATTGTATATCTTTTTTGTTATAATGTTAAGCAACTTCTTGCCAGTTTGTTGATTGACCTGTGACAATCGGATTAAAAGTGTCTGTTACTCCTGGAAGTACAAGAGTCCAAATAAGAAGACTTGTTGTTCCTGTTGTTCCTAAAACACCTGTAGGATAAACAGTACTTGCAGCACTGGGGCTTACTGATCCTAAACTACTTGTTGCAGCTCCAAGAGTTACTGCAAGTATATTGTTAGTTATTAAACCAACGCTATTTAATGCTGTAGTTCCTATAACATTTGTTATTGCTACTTCAGCAGTACCTGTAGCACTTTCTTGTCCAATAGCACCCGCACCCGCTAAACCAGTTACGCCTGTTAAAGCAGCCCCTGTGGATATTACAGAACCTAATGCACTTGTTCCTGCTACTCCTGTAGTTGCAACAGGTACAGCACTATCCCCAAAAGTTAGAGTTCCCCAACCAGTCGCTCTGCCCCAACCATTTAACTGCTGTGCCATAAGCTAAACTAAGCTATTCTTATAATAGCGTTTGAAGCATCTGCTGTTGGGAAAGTTATAGTAAAGCTTCCTGCAGTTGATGTTTTATCGCCACCGAAATCAAATACTGCTACTGCAGGATCTCCTGATGCGGTGTCGTTAAATATCATACAACCTCTAGCTGTAACAGTAGCCGTTCCAAACGTTAAATCAGCAAAATCTGTAAACGCAGTTGTTCCAGAGGTTGTTGGGTTTATTCTAGTTAAAGCAGCTCCTTTAGCGGTGTAGTTTGTACCACTTACTTCGTTTGTTGTTACATACGCAGTTGTAGAAGCACTCATAGTAGCACTACTAGTATATAATGCTAAATTAAAGGTGCTTCCTCCTGAAAGTAAAAAATTATGTTTTGCTTCCATTAATTCTTTTTTAAAGCTCGTGCACATTGCTTGTGTTATTGCCATTATAGTCTCCTTATAATATTTGCTAGGTCTTTTTGACCTTGTTGTTCTAATTGATTACATATTGTACAAATGTGGTTTTTAACCGCTTCTTGCATATAATACATAATAATACTTTTACACGCATCTCTAAACGCGTGTGCTTGAGCCCTTATGGGTGCAGGAGCTGTATCGCTCACAGAAACTATTTTATTAACAGCCATTTCAGAAACTTCTTCAATGCTGTGTCCTCGTTTGTCTGTAGTCGTAACACCTATTGTTCCGATTTGTACTTCTGATTTTAATGAAAACATATTAATATTTACTTGGTTCTACAGGATTTAAGTTTAAATCATTTCTATTAATTATACCAACTGGTTTAATAACAGGTTCTTTTTCGATTTCAGAAAGTTTACAAACACTCATATTAGGACCGTTTTGATATGCTACTTTAGGATCGTCTAATCGATGATATCCGTATAATTTTTGTTCTAAAGGAATATCAACATCTAACAAAGAGGATCTAGGTGCTACTTCTATTTGTATACCTGCTTGAATACATTTAGATAACCAAAACTCAGTACAAGACCTACCTGCTTCTGCAAAATGCATATTACTTCTATAAGTAAAATCTACACCAAATAAAAATATTTTCTTTACCTTACTCCATAAAGCGAAAGCTATTGCATAAGGAATGGTGTTATTAAAATAAGAACAATCTAAATCATGAATAACTAATTCTAATGGGTATTCTATTGCACAAGGAACTCTTTCATCTAGTTCGCAGGTGTATATTGGAAAATTACATTTAGGTAATTTCTTTCTCATCATTGGAGTCATAGTTCCTGCATCTTCTGTATCCAGGAATCGACTCATCGGATCTAAAATAAAAGCTCTATCAATATTAGGTAAGACACCTATCATTGCATTAATAGCCCATATCTCATCAAATTCTACGCTGTGTGTTTGAGATAAGTGAAAATCTATTTGACTTTGACCCATAGCAACTATTGCAACATTTTTGCCTTCGAGTTCTTTCATTGAGGAGTCTGCGGTGATATCATGATTTGATCGTTTCTTGCCTCGTCTCTTACGTCTTTGTATTCTCCTAATACTTTCAACATAGCTAATGCTTCTTGAAACTTTTGTTCATATAACATAATTGTGTCGGGGGGTTCTTTCATAAAGACTGCCCCTTCAACTAAAGAACCATATAGCATTGCATTAGGAGCATTTTCAGAAAGCCAACTTTTGTTGTCTGCTCCAACTGATGTTAAAGTTTCAGGTCTATAGTTATAATGTAATTCAAAAGTAAAATTAGTCGAAGGTGTAGGAGCTAAAATAAAGGTGTCTGAATCAAACTGTGCATAGTAAAGGGGTTTGCCTGTTGTTGCTGTAGCTGGAGTATAATCCCGAATCCAGGAAACGTGTTTTAGTAATAAATAACTATAGTTACTACTACTATCAACAACAGCTAAACTAAAAGGCGATAAAAAATCAGAAGGCATTGCTAAATAAGTATTATCAGCTGTTGCTGTTCCTGTTGAGTTTTTACGAAAAACAGGAAGCTGTACTGCTTTTAAAATCCTTTCTTCTGTTGTTTGTATAAACGTATCTAAGGTCGCAACGAAAGTTGTTTCATCATTGTCTAGATAATTACCTATTGCTGTTTTTAACTCACTGTATGTAAATCCATTAGCCATTTTATACTTTCACCTCTAAATTACCAACGTGTCCTGTTCCGAACTCTCCTTCAAATTTACTACCAATCGGATCGTCTGTAAACGTCATTGTTCTAGTCCCACTAGGACTTGTTGCACTATCTATAACTGCTGTAGAAGGGTTTATTGTAGTAACAATACCTAATCCTGCTCGAGGCAAAGGCACGTCAGGACGAGGTCGCCATAGTTGTTCTGCATCTGCTCCAACAGAAGGAGGGTCTAGTTGTGGGTGTTTAGGTTCGTAACATTCATCACAAACTCTAAAGTTTTCCCAGTTTCCTCTTGCTTTTTTATATGGATATCTAAATCCACAAGTATCACAAATAAAGTAAGCATGTTTTCCTGAAGCGTAAGCCATTAAATATACTCTTGTTTAGGTACCAATCGTAAAGGTGAACGGTCTTCATCGTACCTCAAAGCATTTGTTAAATCCTGTTCATATTGTTGTTTAATAATAGGTAGTTTTTGAGTGTTCTTTTTTAAACAAATATAATAAGCTAACCCTGAAACTAAACAAGGCATAAATCTTGTTGGGATATCGACATCGTTAATAGAGGCAGCAGAATCTTCAATCGTACGCCAAACATAGTAAACGAGTTTGTCTGTTGAGTTCTCGGGCGTTGGATAAAGATGAATAACTGGGGATTTTTTACGTTCTAACCAATATTCAGTTCCTCTTGCTTTTGTTGCTTTATTAGGAATACTTACATATTCATTACGATCTATTCTATCTAAAGGATAATCTGTAACAGTATCATTTAGTGTGCGTTCAATATACGCATCTAGGATATCAATATCAAAAGAATTAATCGTGTATTCGTTAGTTCCTTCAGTAAGGGTAAGTTCTATTTTAGTAACTTCCCACATTTGAATACCTCTGTTCGACCAATCGGCAAACATAATATTCATAGAACGACGTGCTGAAACAGCATCGTATGACGTACGAGCTTCTAGTCCTGCTAGTTCGTACGCTTCTTCGATTGCAGTCGCTACATCTAAACTAAATGTACGAGTTCCTGAAGTAGCCATTAATAACTTTTAACAAACTCGGCTACTATTGTGTAATGATCGTGTGCTGTGTGTCCGTGTGTTGTTAAATCAACATCTCCGTTTACACCGCTTCCTGCATTATTAGGTACACCACCCCAATCTCTAAAATCATAGTAACCTGATGAAACACCTACTGCTGCACTTCCTCCTAAGACGAGTGCTACAACATTTGTTGAAGCGTTCCATTCAATAGCAACTCTAAAACCTCCGATGTCATACCAAATTTGCGTAAGGGTAACTCGAGAACAAGTTTCTCCTTCTTTATTAGTGTTTAAACCAGAAACGTCTATTTTAGCAACAGACGCTTCTCCTGAACCATCAGAAATATTGGTAAATTTATAAACTAGCTTTCTGTCAGTATCTACAATTTTTTGACTTGTAACTGCATCTGCCATAGGTTACTCCTTAAATAATACCTGTAAGGTTAATTAGTGAGTAATCGGTTGTTACATTAACAATCATAACTGTACCAATTACCTGAATAACATCTCCTGCTGCTGGTCCAACTGCTCCTGCTGCTCCTA